TGCTGCGGATCGGAGAGCCGAATGGCCATTGACAACGCAACGAAACTGTGCCTAGGAAACGAGCAACATGGTTGGGCGCTATCGGATATGACGACGTGAGCATCCCGCTTCCAAATAGAATAACGGATTGGTCGCGTCTCGACATCCGCGATGGTGCCATCCATTACCGTCTTTACGGTCAGGATGGATATGTCCAACCGATGAATTGTCCTGATACGGTCGAAAACCGCAACTTTGTATCCTGGGTCCAGATCCATGATCGTTATGCCGGTGCCGCCATGATGCCACCGCCAAGGAACAGCCATGAGTGAAGCAAAACCGGTTGGGCGGCCTGCGACCAGACCATCGCTCGACGATCCGGCGGTCGTTGAACTGCTCTGCGACAGGCTGATTGGCGGTATGGGCATGAACGAAGCCTGCGCTTTGCCCGATGGTCCGCCGCAAACCATGGTCTATCAACGCATGGCGAAGGACGAAGACTTCCGTAGCCGTATTGCGCACGCGCGCGAAGCGCAACAGCATGCAATCATTGATAAAACTGTCGAAATGTCTGACGCGGCAACGCCCGAGGACTGGCAGGTGGTACGCATGCGGATCTGGGCACGACAATGGCGCGCGGCCAAGCTGGCGCCCAAGGTTTACGGTGAGAAAGTAACGACCGAGGTCACGGGCGCCAACGGCGGCCCGGTCCAGTTCGAGGACGTTCGTGCGCCGATCGCCGCGCTGATCGCGCCAGTCAACAAGGCAGGGGGAGGCGATGACGATCAGTAACGAGATCAAGCGGCTATGGCAGCAGCAGATGCTGGCCACGCAGAACATGGCGGCGCAAAGCGTTGACTGGCAGGATTTGAACGCTGGCCTGGCGCAGACAACGGTCGGTCCTGTTGGTCCTCCGCACAGCGAGAAGCGCATCGCGGAGGTGATCGCAGCCACGTGGCCGACGATGGACCACGACATTTATGGCAACCGGATCGTGGAGCCGGTTGATGCAGCGGTTGCGGTTGGCGCAAAGATGGGTATGCGCTCGCTTGAAAGATCGCAGTATGAGGCGATTTGCGCTGCAGCAGGCGCCGCCAAGGACGCACGCATCGCGGAACTGGAGGATACGCTCAGAGGTGTTACGTCCAGCACGGCGGAATTCATTTCTGAACGGTTGGCCAGGAAGGACGCGCGCATCGCGGAACTGGAGGCGACGTTGGAAGTTTGGAAAGTCGGGCGCCAGTCCTGGCATGACCGAATCACCGCGCTTGAGGCCGACAACGAAGCATTGAGCGAGGAACTTGGCCGTGCCCATGCTGCGTTGCTTGCCGCGACAGAATCCGGCCACGACTATCACGGCCCGACCAAAGACGGCGCGTCGATCCCTGACCCAACGCACGAGCGCTTCCACGGCGCAGTTGGCGACGTGATCGCCGGCAAGATCCTGCCCGCCGCCCGCAGGCAGATGCAGGACGCTCTGGCCGGTGCGCCGAAGGAAGCCGCTCCGTTCCCGCTGCCGGGGGCCAAGGACGATCCCAGGCGCATCGGATGGCGTGTCGACGATGTCTGACGCTGCTGCCGATGACTTCGAGACGATCGCCAGAAACATGGCACATGAGGCCGGCTTTCGCGTTGGCTACGATGGCGGTGAACGCACTTGCCCAGGCAAAGTCAATGCGGTGGCCGCATGGTATGCTGGATACGATAAGGGCAAGCGACTGAGGCCTCCGGCAGAATGATCCGCCGCGTCTGCCTTTGGTTCGCGCAACGCGCCTACACCAGCGCCGAGACGTGCCACGATGAGCCGGCGATGAAGCGCTGGCAGCGGCGCATGGAACGGCTCGGGGGTTGGGCGTGAAATGTTCAAATATACATCGGACAAAGAACAATCACTTAACCGAACCGGTAGCCACGCGACGAAACCATTTGCCACCGGCCGGGTTGAAGTCCTGCCGCCCGAAGCGAAGCCGTGGGAAGAGGTATTCCTTTCGTTCAGCGAACAGTACAAAATAGCTGCATCGAAATTGGATGTCGCTTTCGCGGGCGTGCGGAAATGCGATGAAAAGCTATTGACTACCATGCCACGCCAGGATTTTGTCGCAACTGTAAGACATCGTGCCCAATGGGTTGAGAAGGTCACCCATTATCGCGGGGTATGCGATGGCTTGATGGCAACCGCAAAAAAGGCTGCATCAAACTCCCTGGCTGGCTGTTTCCTTGAGGCGGCCAAACTGGTCCTGACAGATCAGGAATTCAATGCGGTAATGGAATCAGCTCAGCAACTCCTGGGCGACGCTGAATCGCGTAAAGGCATAGATAGCTACGTGCCGCCCCCGAAGCTGAGGACATTAAGTCCGTCCGCTGATCGAGAGCAGCGCCGCGAGATGCACATCGCTCTGGCGCCGAACCATCCCCGCGCCCACAGGCGCGCGGAAAGGTTGGCGAAGCGATGATCCCGTTCGAGGTCCAGTTCGAGGCGCCAGGCAAGAAGTGGACCCGCAGCAGGATATGGGACAACTACGCGCGCCTGCAGCAGGACTGCCTTGCCGGCAGGAACGGCTACAAGTGGCCCACGGTAGAAGCATGGCTAGGCCGCAATGACCTGTTCTACCTGTTGGTTCGCATCCTGCGGCGCGCCGATCTGAATAAGGACTGGCTGTTCTGGCGTTGTCGCGAAGTGCAGGCCGAGCCCGATGGGCGTCTCGACCTCTGGGCCCGGGAGCACGGTAAATCGAGCATCATCACCTTTGGCCTGACCATTCAGGACATCCTGAATGATCCCGAGGTCACGGTCGGCATCTTCAGTCACACGCGCCCGATTGCCAAGGCGTTCCTCAGCCAGATCAAGCGCGAGTTCGAGGACAATGCCGTCCTGAAAGGCATTTACCCAGATGTACTGTGGCAGGAGCCGCACAAGCAGGCGCCGCGTTGGTCCGAGGACGCCGGGATTATCGTTCGACGAAAAGGCAATCCCAAGGAGGCCACGGTCGAAGCCTGGGGCCTGGTGGACGGCCAGCCAACCGGGCGGCATTTCAGTCGCCGGGTTTATGATGACGTGGTAACGCGCGAGTCGGTCACCAGCCCTGACATGATCCGCAAGGTTACCGATGCCTGGGACCTGAGCCAGAACCTGGGCACGCAAGGCGGCGTCGAGCGCTATATTGGCACCCGCTATGCTCTGGGCGACACCTATGCCGAGATCATCAAGCGCAATGCCGCCATCGTCCGCTTCCACCCTGCGACGCACAACGGGCGCATCGATGGCAAGCCGGTGCTGTTCAGCGATGAGGACTGGGACAAGCGGGTGCGTAACTCATCGCGGGCCATTCTCGCCGCGCAGATGATGCAGAACCCCATGGCGGATGAGGACGCCATGTTCCAGACGGCATGGCTGCGAGCCTATGAGGTGCGGCCTCGGACGCTGAACGTCTACATCATGTGTGACCCATCGTTGGGCCGCTCGGCCGAGTCGGACAACACTGCCATTGCCGTGATCGGCGTGGCCAGAGGCGGCGCCAAGTTCCTGCTCGATGGTGCCTGCCATCGCATGACGCTCAGCCAGAAGTGGGTAATGCTACGGAACCTGTATCGCAAATGGTCCCGCGCCAAGGGCGTGCAGCACGTCGCTGTGGGTTATGAGCGTTACGGCATGCAGACGGACATCGAGTACTTTTCCGAACAGATGTCGCTGGCGGCGGCGCGCAAGGAGACGCTGGCCTACTTCCAGATCGAGGAACTGAACTGGGTCAGGGACAGCGGGCAGTCCAAGCGGGAGCGAGTGGAACGGCTGGAGCCTGACTTTCGCAATGGACGGTTCTATATCCCAGCGCCGGTCTGGTGTGAAGTGCTGGTCAAGGACGCGAACGACCCGGGGCGAATGGTTCGGCGCAAGGGGCCTGCAGTGTGGTCAGTCGATCGTAATCCTGATTCACGCTCATTCGGTGTGGTGTCGCAGGAGGCATCCCGAGGGCTGAGCAAGGCACAGATGGAGGCAATGGAGGGTGGTTCGCAGGATCTGGTGTGCTCGGCCATCCGGCAGGTCGACCAGGATGGCCGTTTGTATGATGTTACGTTACACTTCATTCAGGAGTATAGTGAGTTTCCGTTCGGCAATCTGAAGGACCTGATCGATGCGACCAGCCGGATTTACGACATGTCGTTGACTGAACCGACGGTCTCCCGTGCCGAGCAGATGGCGCCAACCGCTTATTGGGATAGTTGAGATGATCTGGCAAACCATAACCGGCATTCTGTTGGGGGCGGCGTTCGGCTTCTGGCTTGGTCGCGCGTGGGGGCACGCTGATGTATGGCGGTTTATCTACCGTCAAGGTCATGAGGTAGAACGCTGATGCCCTGGGACGCCAAATCGTTTGCCTCGAAGCACAACAAGAAGCTGACCGGCAACGCCGCTGCTTCAGCGGCAAAGCAGGCCAGTGCCATGGTCCGAGACGGCGTGCCTGAGCGGATCGCGATTGCCACAGCCAATAAGCGCGGCGACAAGCTGGAGGCCAAGCAGCATCGTTCGTCCGCCTCCTCGCCCGGTTCGCAGGACGATCACATGGCGGCGCGGCGAAAGCAGGGCCTGACGCACCGGGAGGTGGCGAGCGAGTTCGGCAAGCCGGTCAGCACGTCGCACCGTAAGGTCACGCGAGCGCTGGCCAAGGGGTATACTGAAGGTGGCCCGGCATGAACGTTGTTTCACCGCGCGCGATTATGTGCCATATGCCATCCCGAAGGCGTTGAAAAGAAAGGTTGGGCATGGTTGAGATCGTCCCCTGGTGGGTCACGTCGGACCCGGACCACCCATACAATACCCGCGTCCTGGAGCCTCAGAAGCCGCTGATGACCGAGCCTGAGGCCGTTGTCGAGCCGCAGCCGCTGATGACCGTGGCGCTGGCGCCTGACATCCCGGCCTCCGTCTCCACCGCGCTCCACGCCGCCCAGGCGCCCGAGTCAACCGACGATGAACGCAAGGCGGCCGTTCGGGTATTGCTGGAATGGCAGGAATCGCAGGGGCTTGGCGGCGCTGAGCATGTGACCAGTTCACCGGCAGATGCACCGATCAGCGACGCGCATCCCTCGACCATTCCGGACGATCTGATCCCGACGGAGTATCAGGCGAAGGGGAAGAAGGGCTGATGAGCCATAAAGCCAGAGACAGATCGCTCAAGCCGGTCTCAGCCACAATTGACGATACTG